AAAGGATAATTATACTGAGAGTTATAGTACCGAAATAACTATATAATAGACTCGAATCGAAAGGAGGATTCACCATGTTTAAAGGGTTTGATGTGAAGTTACCGGAATATGAAGTTATTACACCACAGACGCATCTTTCGTTTACTGTGAGATCGCTGAACGTCAAGGAAGAAGAAAGACTTAAAGGGAGTTTAATGACTCCTAATAAGATCCACGAACATCTTAACAAATGTATATTTGACTCCATCGTACAAAAACCTGAACATATAATTGACTATGATACTTTTTTGAAGAACGTTACATTAAAAGACAGAGATGCTCTTTTATACGGTTTATACCATATATCTTATGAAGAAATAAGAAACTATGATGTGACTTGTGGCAGTTGTTCAAAAGAATATGCAATTACTGTTCAAGCCTCATCAACATTCAACTACTTTCCATATCCAGAAAAAAACATATTAAATAAAAAAATACCTATTGAGCTTCTTACATCTACAGGAGTTGTTTGTACTATAAAACAACCAACAATGTTTGAAGAAATGGCAGCTATTAAAAGTATGGCTGGTAGTATTGATAAGAGCATGGATTTGATAACAGAAACTTTAATTATTGATAAGTTTCAGCAAAATCCAGAAGAAGGGGATACAATTATATATTCAGATAGGGCAGATATTGTAGATGCTTATTTGTCACTGCCTGCAAAAGATAAAAGGTATATCCATAAAGAATATAAGGACAAGTTTGGACAATACGGAATCGTTCTAAAAATGAAAAGCAACTGTATTCATTGTGGAACCGAGGAAGAAATTGATCTAGATCTTGTAGCAAACTTTTTTCGTATGGTCTACACTTTCTGATGCGATAAATAAATATCGGTCCACCCTTGAACAGAATATATTTTCTTGTATGGAATTAAGCAAGCAAGGGTATCAGGATGTTGTAGATATGCCAATTAAAAGATTTTATAATTACCTCAAATGGAAAACGGATCTCGAAGATGATAAGAAAAAGATGATAGATGAACAAATTATGAAACGTTCTGGGAGATAATCATGGCAAATTTACTTGATCGCTTCAAAACTCAAGTAATAGGATCACAGGAAAGTTTACATGATTATCTTTCGACTATAGCATCTATTGGAGATTTTAAAAGAATAGATAATATAAATGTTATTATTAATTCATGGAATAATATATTACTAACACCAAGAGGAACATATTTACATGATCCTGAATTTGGTAGCGATTTATATAAATATGTTTTTGAACCTTCTGATGAGTCTACCGTCGAATCAATAAAAAGAGAAGTAGTTGATAGAATTACTTTATATGATGATAGAGCAGCAGTAGAAGACGTAGAAGTTGATATTTCAAATGATGGTAAAAGAGTTACTTTGAAAATATTTGTTAATTACCAAGGCGAGAGGGGTACTTTAGATGTTAAATTTGATGATACTACTTTTGCTGATTTCTTAACAAGGACCGCAACATAATGTCAACACAAAAGTATACTAGAATATATGACTACATTCATGAATATCAAAAATTAATTTATGATTTTTATAGTAAGGATGTAGTCGCATTTTTAACAACTTATTATCATGTTAATGCGGAAGCAACCATCTGGGAAGATGAAAAAGTTTTCGGGGGATCATATGATAGAGTTGGTGAGTACTCTGGAGTTAAATGGGATAAAATATTATTACTTCCTGTATATTATATTGAAGAAATTTCTACTGCTTTTGATGGTCAAGATATAGGTTATGTAAAAGAAAACGAAACAAGATTTGTTATTCCAAGTACTTACAATTTCACTCCTTTACCAAACGATAAAATAAAATTAGAATCAGCTTATTTAAGACCTGTAAATGATACATACCCAGTATATAATGTTTCTGGTGTTGAAAAGTCTGTGAATGCTGATAGATTATTTTGGAAACTAAAAGTAGATGTTGAGCAAAGTGTAACAGAAAATGATTTAAATCTACAGGTATTAAATACATATGCATTTTATGATTATGATAAAAAAATTCACGAGTTAGAAGATGCAGAATATTTAACTAAACTTCTAACTAAAAATCAGATACTACGAGATAGATGTAAGCGCACATTATTTGATTCAAACAGCGGTTTCTATCTAGTATAAGGATATAAAAATGGCCGATCAACCTATTTCACAAAAGGTATATATTTCCAGAGAAGAAAATAGAAATATGATCATAGCGGAATTGAAAAAATATCTTGAACTAGAAAATGTTGATCTTACCAAATCATCGTTTCTTTCCTTTATTGTTGAAGCTTTAGCTACTCTTACAAGTAATTTAATATTTTATCAGACATCTGTTTATCGTGAATTTTTTCTTACCAAAGCACAACTTCCAGAATCAATTTATAACTTAGCAGCATTTCTTGGTTATGAAGGGGGGTTTGGGTCTTACTCGAATGTTGATGTTTTATTTACTATGCCTTTTGGTTTTGCTGATGATCCAACTACATTTGTTATACCGGAGAGATTTAAAGTAACTGCAAATAACGACGTTCAATTTTTAACTTATTATACAACAACCATTACTGTTACAAATAACTCATCAGTTGTAATAATAGCCCAAGAAGGAACTAAAGTTCTTAATGTACCCGTCATAGTAGAGGATAGTTCTTTTTCTTTTGTTTTAAATTTTAGACAATTAATTCCAGATGTTCAAGAATTTCAAATTCCGTCTGATCTTCAAATATATCAATTCTATTCAACGGAAGTTCGATTTACTGAAAAACTTGCTGAAATTTTAGTAGAAGTTAGAGAGCCAGGACAAACTGGTTGGGATGTATATATAAGTTATGCTAGTTTATATTTAATGGATGATACTACAAAAGGATATGTTGGCAGAAGAAGTGATACAGGAATGGATTTATCATTTGGAAATGGTATTATTGGATATCAACCCCCAGCAGGAAGTACTGTTAGAACAACATTAATTCTTACTAAAGGAGAAGATGGAAATGTAATTGCTGGTTCAATTCGTAGTGGAGATAGAATTTTTAATGAAACTGATGCTGGAGTTACAGAAATAGTTAGTTATGAAATTGTTAATACAGTTTCAGCCATTGGCGGTGCTGATGAAGAAGGAGTTGAAGAAGTTAGACGTAATTCTATTATAAATCTTACTGCTCTTGAAAGAACAGTTACAGAAAATGATTATATAAATGCAAATGTAATTATTGATAACTCTCCTATAGGACCTAACTCATTACCTGTTCTCAAACGTTCTGATGTAAAAGTTAATGAGATAATTTTATTTATAACTCTTTTATATCAAGATTTAATTGTTCCAACTAGAAATGTTTTCACAGGGTTTGATGATTTAATAGTTCCAAGAAAAACAATTATTAATGTTGATGGTGTTGATTTTTATACATTGTTTGATATGAAGATTGAGACTTTAAATACTGTAGCTGATTATAATTATGTCATGTTTGAAATTGAACAAGTTCCTACTTTAGTGACAAGTTTTAATTCTGATTATAGTTTATATCCAGACAATTTAATTGTATCAACTAGCGGAACAAGTCAAGCTTTATTTAGACTCCTTTATAATACAACAGAAGTTGATCCTGAATTAGTTACAGCAAAAATGCAAATCTTAGAAACTGGCGCAGAATATGATATGGTAAATGATTCATCTGCGAATGAATTTGTTTTACTGTTTCCAGATTATACTGTAATTGATCAAGGTGAGTTGACTTATTTCTTTACCTTAGAACATCCATCAGAAGGTTTAATCGGAAGATATCAAAATATATTTATTTTAAGACAATCACTGCAGAATTATACAAGATCAAATGTTGTAATTGATGGAACTAGTAATATTGTATATGACATTCCTGTGATTGAAAAAGAATATTATGATGGAGTTGATCAAAGAGAATTTGAATCCCAAGTGTTACAGTCATTATTAAGCAGTTTAACATTTGCTGATTATAAAATGATGACTGACTTTATCAATATAAAATTTGGAAACACAACTGGCCGCATGCAAAATATGCAGCTTAATGATGTAAACACCCAACCAGTTATTGGTTTCAGATCTGATCCAGGTGATCCTTGTGGTCCTCCAGGAAGTCAATGTACAGCTGGCCAAAGATATATTGTATTAAATGGTACTGGAGTATTTGAAGGGCATGATAATGATATTGCTGAATGTACTTTATTATCTCCAGATTCAACTGGAGCTGATGCAACCGCTGTTCAATGGGTATACACAACTCCAAATACTGATGATATACTTTATGTTCAAAATAAAGCATTCAAATATATATTTGGTTCTGATGGATGGGTACTTCCTAATTATTTAATTCCATTACAAATAAGATTGGATGTATTTCAAAGTAGTACATATACTGGTTCTATATCTGTTCTTGCTAATACTATACGGGAGACCTTAGTTGCTGCATTTGCAGATAGGTTTGGTATAGAAGTTAATCTATATCAATCTGAAATTATTGATGTTGTTCAAGAGATTGATGGGGTAGATCATTGTAGGTTGCTTGAACCATCTTCAAATATTTTCTTTAATTTTGATTTAATAGAATTAACTCAAGACCAACTTTTGGAATATGGTCCAGAATATATATACTTCACAGAAGATAGTATTGAGATTAAGATATTTAAATAATGGAGACACTACTAAAGAAATCAAACATAACCCCATCGAATCTTCAAAAAGTTGTTTTGAGGATTACTTCTACTGATGTGAATAATTTGTCCCAACCTTGCTACATTCCCGGTCATAAAAATGCATATCATACATTGTTAAATGCTACTGGTTTGACGGATAAAGATATTAAAGACTTTGCTAAAAGAACATATAAAGGAACTATTGCACAAGGATTTAATATTACAAATGAACCAGGAACAAATCTATTATTGTTTATAATGTGGTATGCATTAAGAAAAAGAAATAATACTTTATATCATAGCACATTACTTTATCATATGATTAGACAATACGGGCATACTATGATGAGGCATTTCAAACAATTTTGTAACGAAGAGGTGTTTTCATATGCATTGGAAACATTAACTAAAACTCATTTATTTTCAAGAGAAAAAACAATTTCTGGTAGTTTATTTCATTTAACAAATGAGTTAAAAAAACAATATACTCAAGACATTCAAACATTTAATGTTGATGGGATTATTAAATTTATATCAGGTTCTCGTCATAGAATTGCACAAAGTGTTAGAAGTTTTGCTGAGCATTATTATAGAGCATATAAAGCTGGAGATGCATTAAAAACTCAATCAGATGAGACTGATCCTACAATTAATCAATATCAATTACAAACACAAGAAAGAGGGAAAAAGGTTATTGATGCAACCGTTAGAAATTTGACTGTATATAAAACTATAAATAATAAAGCTATGGAAGAAGCTAAGAATATAACAAAAATTAAACCAGTTATAGCTGATCTTATTATTAGAGAATTAAAAGATATTAAATATTCTGATGAGATTAGATTGGTTCTACAGATGTTTATTAAAGAAATTAATAATGCATCTATGTTTTGCGGAAAAGAATATTATTCTTATGTTAGAAAATTAATGGCTGTAAAAAGAACTCGGGCGAGAGTTTATTTTAAACAGCAAATAAACATTCTATTGATGGGGATTTTAAAAAATATAGGATATACAAAAACATTTAATTCTTATACTACTCAAACGCAATTTATTATTCATTCCTACCTTGCATATTATCTAACCTTATGTATGCGAAGTACCGTTTGTTAACCAAAAGGATTAAGCTTCTTTAATTCACCATAAACCTTTTCAGATGCAGCAGATACTCTAGTTTTTACAGCATCCACTGCACCTGTAGCTAAAGCTGCTCGTTTTGGGCTTACTCTGTTTTTAGGATTTGTTCTACCAATATTTCTTCCAGTTCCAATTCCTCCAGTTGTTGATCCAAATGAGTCTGTTCCAAATTCTGTTAATCCTATATCTCTCCCAATTATTTCTTGTTTAGAACCGGTACCTACATTCTTATTATCAGATTCTCTTGTAGATACCTCTAGTTCGCTAGTCAAACTTTTGCCATATTCTCTAACAGTTGGTCTTTTTGATGTAATTTTTGATGAAGATCCCAACATACTACTGTATAAACTTCCTATATCTATTCTAATATCAACAACACCTAATCTTTGTTGAAGCGAAATTTGTTGTTGATCCCCACCTTTTACAACTGTAATATTACTTATATATCCAGGATCTAACACAAATATACCAGGGCATTCAATTCGATGTAAAAATGGCCATGTATAAGTTTGTGCATCTTCAGCTCTAGGAACTCCGAGTAACATTATAGCAACTATAGGACCAATTATAAATCTTCTTGTTGCTTCTAAACTTTGAGGAAAAGGATTATATAATCTAACAGTTAATGAATATGAAGGTGTAAACCCACTAGATTTCCATACCATTGGAAAATCAATTCTAGCTCCAGCTGCTAATCTATCTATTAGATTTATACCAGAGGAAACTGTTCCACCAATACCAGAGTTTCCTAATCTATTTTTCAAATCGCCAGCGAAGTTGCCTGCCCTCCCCATTAGAGATGATAGCATTGAAACTATTGGATTTTCTGATTTTCCTAAATTTTTTTGTACAGTTCCATAAGCTTCAGAGGCACTAGTGGCACCCATCATTTGCATTATAGATGCAGCTCCTTCTGATGTCATATTAGTAAATTTTTGTAAAAAGTTTTCTCCGTATTCATTTGTAAATGTATCAGTAGGAAAATTATCAGCTAAAAATGCCATCTGAATTCCAGCTCCTGAACTATTAGGAGTGATATAATCATTTTCTTCTAAAAGATTTTTGTATGTAAACCATGCAGATGATAAACGAAAAAGATCTAACCCACCTTGAAATATTGGATTTGATGGATGAAACTTAACTACTGGCATAGATTTTTTTATCATCAAATTAGTTCTTGGTTCTAAATTTTCAGGAGGATACCCAAATACATCTTGTAGTGTTATTTTTTTTTGCTCTGCCATTTTTTATACCCTCTTATTAATCAGAATCTAATTTATATACAAGATCATCCCAATAATCCATACCAGCTGTTACACCCATTCCCACTTTGCCCATACCACCCTGAACCACTGAACTTTTGCTTACATTATTAGCAGTATTAGTTATTGCATTAACTACTACAGCACCAGTTGCAGCTCCTGCTTTTATTCCACCATCTACAAGCTTTTCTGTTTGATTAAGAATAGAATTACCAATATCAACGCCTGCTTTTATTCCACCAGCTACAACAATATGAGCTTCATTAATAGCTATTTCTTTTACTTCTACTGCTTGAGGTAATTTATCTTTAACTCCTTTATAAACATCTTTACCATAATCAGCAATATTTTTGTAACTTTCTGGGTTACGAATTAAGCCATATGTATTCTCAATATCCATTACTAGGCCTTGAATTTTAGCATCAGCTTCGGCTTCTGTCAGATTCTCTTTTGTCATATAATATTTTTTGGCGTCTTTGAATGCTTGTCTTGATTTAGCATCTAGTTGATTCCACCATCCAGTACCTATATGTTTTCCCTTCATCAATGTTTGAATGGTCTTTTGTCGTATAAAATTATCAATTTTTTTAGCTTCTGATCCAAACCCAGTCTTTTTTCCTGCTTCTCTTCTGTCTTCATTTTCAGAAGACCATTTTGAGTTAGACTGATATATTTTAGCTGCACTGGAGTTGAAGTCAAAGGATTGTACTTGTCTTTGTTTATCTGAAATTTTCGTATAAGTAGCAGGTCCTTTAAGGTCAAGTTTTTTCCTCATTTGTTCGTCTGTTAGTTGCCCCGTTCGGGTTAAATTTTGTCTTATATGCCATAAAAATGCTTCTTCACGACTTCGACCATATTCCTTTGGATCTTGACCCGCATTTCTTGTTGCCCACTTGCCTCTTGATGCTATCCATTTTTCTCTTAGCTGATTTATCTCATTAGCATCATATTGTAAATACTCATTCATATTAGCGATTTGGAATTCTTTTTGGCCGCCTTGAATTTTGGCAATTTGCTGATCTCCGAATATACCGAAGCCCTGCATTTGTTTTTCTGCAGTTCCAGTTTTAGCAAATGCCTGGATCTTCTCTATCTGAGAATTCTTATATCTTTCACTAATTCGAGCATTTGGGTCTCTAATGGTACCTTGTCGTGTTTTTTGGGCCGCTCTTCTTCTTCTTTCGTCAGCTTGGTATTCGTCGTCCCATTTTTTATCCAATTTATCTAAAAAGGGTTTTATAAATGAATTATTCAACCAAGTTCCAATTGCAACTCCGACACCAGCCGCCATAAGAACTGCAAGTATAGGTCCAGGAGCCATAAGAGATTTAAATCCTGTTACTGCGGTTCTCATCATTCCGCCTTTTCCAAACATGGATGTTAAATTTCCTAATAATCCAACTCCAGATCCTAATAACCTTCCTCTTGAGGTTAGTCCTAATACTCTCATTATAGATGCAAGAGGACCACCAAATATCCTCATGAAAGTTGCTTTAAGAAAACCTCCAATTACTAATAACCAGCTAAGCCATTTATTTCCTGCTAGAGTTTTTCTAAGTTTTCCTAATGTTGAAACCTGTTCTTTAGATGCTTTCACTCCCCATAGAGCATTAACTCTATCAGCTTTCATAAATTTATATTTATCTTCTGTGGTTTTATATTCTATAAGTTTAAGTTTTTTATCTAATGG